TGCAAACATTGAGTTCGTGGCGACGATCTGGCTAGCAGTCGTTCCCGTCGCGATTCCGTCCAATGCGGTCCCGCCGCCGGTCAACGCGGTGACAGCATAACGATTCTGGACAAAAGCAAGCCGAGCCTGCTCTGCTGTTAGGTAGCTAGCTAGCGGCAGCGCCGTCGTGCTGTTCGGGTCAATCGCTTCGTTCCTTACAAGGCACTGAACCTGTCCAACCGTCCGAATGTTCCCGTCAGCGTCAACAAGCTGAAGCTCTAGCGTGGAATTGGCACTTGCTGCCCCGTCGAGAAGCTCAAGAAGCCCTCGCGTGTTGCAATCAAGCCTCGCGGTCCATCCGTCCGTCACCGTATCCCAAGTCGTTTGGAGTGCGTATGGCTGGCGAGTAAGCCGGACAAGTTGCCGTTCGCGAGCGGATGCGGAGCCGGCTTGCAATTCAGACACCACGCAGGCGCTTGATGGCGAAAGGCTGTCGGCCCCGCCAATCAATGCCGACACAGCGCCAACGTCATCCCACTCAATCACCCAAACAGGAGCCGAGCCGTTCTTTGTAACGGAAACACCAGTCAGCGCCTCGGTTGCCTCAAGAGCTGACTCAACCTGAGCAGCCGTCGCGTTGTAAGTTAGGTCGGTCGTGATTTCAACAAGAGTGCTTCCATTCGCCCAGCTTGTAGGGCTTCCATTTGTCTTCGTGAAAATCTCACCAGTCTCATTCGCAGATGCTCCGCAGTTTGTGAAGTCATCGCCTGCTACATATGTCTGGATGTAATACCGTGAGCCATTGTGAAGCGTTCCGCTAGTCGCACTTGAAACACCAAGCCAGAATGTGCCGGATGATGGAGCGCCGCCGGGAGTTCCAATGCCGAGCCAAGGCGTTACGGTCGCGTCACCGCTCTGTGTGTCAAAACCGCCGGCCCCGTCGGTTACGTAGATTTCCAGCTCCGGGTTATCGCCAAGCACAAAGCACGGGCGGGCCGCAGCTTGATTGTTTGATGCGCTGCGGACAAGAGCGGACGCCGGGTCGGTAGCCGCGCCATTAAAAAAAAGTTGTGTCTGCATTGCCTACTTGTGTGCGTTAAATTGATATTTACGGCCAAATTAGGTCGTCAAGCCTGTTGCCGTATTGATCTATGAAAACAATATACTCAACAGGAACGCCGTTATATTCCGTGAATTCTCCGACGCAGATGAATTGCTGAACACCGTCAACGGTTGAGAAGTATTGGCAGTCATGGACTCGCGCGTTGAATCCGTCAAAATACGCTATCTCTCCGGTGTTATAGTTGAACCTGTAGAGCTTGTATGGGTCGGTTGAAATATTGTCCGTGCCGTTGTCCAATTCAAGCACGCCGCCGCCAAACCAGATGTCGCGCTGTGGACTGACGCAAAACAACTGCGCCCGGTCTGAACCGCTCAACTCATAGTCGGGTCCGTAATGCGTGATGCCAAGTGTGAGTCCGGTGATTGTTCCAGACGCCAGTTCCATTCTAACAATTCCACACGTTCGAAGTCCATCACCTATAAGCGTTCCATTCCACGCCATATTTGCGCTAGTTGGAAATTCTAGTGATGCTGCCGCAAAAAGATATTCGTCACCCAAATCCCACAACGCTAGGTTAGGAAGTATCGGCGTGAAGAAAGCGCATTCCCCTCCGGGCGGTTGAAGCTGCAAATCTGGAGCGGTTGCGGTGACTCCATCGCTGTCGAGTATCCGCATTCCCCTTGGCTGAACTATGGAGTCGTAGGCGTCAGCTAGAACAGTCGTGTTGGTTTGAGCTATAAAAGCAATATCCGAACGGTTTGCCGATCCGTTTATATTTGCCACCGAAGTGTGGTGGACTGCTGTGTTTCCATCATTGTCAAAGCTGTAAAGGTCGGTGTAAGAGTGCGCGATTATTCTATCAGAAACGCACTGGACGCCGCTCATCAATGCCCCTCCGTAGTTTATGCCAAGGCTTGTGAATGATGGTCTGAGCTTGGCTGTGTTTCTATTCAGTGGGAAAACGTTGCCTGGTACCGCGCTGTAGTAAGTGCTGAAGTTAGTTCCTACAACAAGTTCCGTTGCGTCAGACTTGTTTCGTGTCAAGTAGATTGCATATGTCCCGGCGGGGTCAAAATTAGACCGTCCGCAAAACAAACCATCTCTGGCAGACGCACCGCCATACCCCTTCACAACCTTTGCTATTCTGCGAGCCCTGCGATTGTTCAGCTTTCCAAAAGCGCCGGCCACATAGAAAGCCTCCGGTGGATTGTCGCTACCGTAATCCCAATCATCAGAGCGCCACACGTAGACTTTATATGTGAAGTCATCAAACCATGTCCGCACAACGTCGTTTTGTGAAGCCTCAGCAGAGTAAACCCACGGCGCGCCCTTGGTTATTGAAAAGCCGCGCTCGCCTCGGCTATTCCAAAGCCGGTTCACGGTGCGCGCAAGCTTGTTCCATTCGCGCGCGCTGTTTATGCCGGGAAGACCTGGCCCGATAATTGAACGGTCAAGCCGCATTTTCAACTGTGAAAAGGAACCCGCTTTCAGACTTTGTGAGACGCAATGGAGATTGCGCCTGCGCGTCATACATAGCGTTTACCTTGCGAAAAAGTAGGTCAACTATCTCGGCAGATAATCCATAGGCGAAGTCTCCTTCAACTAGATTCTCTGGCAGCGGGGTGTCTATGTGTAGCACGGCTATTGGGCCACACAGTAGCGCGTGGCGCGTTCGTATATGTTACCCATCCAGCGGCGCACAACCGAGCGCACAACGCAAACGCGGTCCTTGGCTGCTATCTGCGCGCGCCAATCTGATAGCGCCGGCGTCGTTGAAGGCGTGAACGTGTCCGTCTTTATGCCGTCGCCGTCATAGATTTCCAGCGCCTCGACAATCGGAATGTCAAAAGGAGAAGCAACGCCAAGCGTCACACCGGGAAGATAGTAGTCAAGCTGGACCATGCTGCCAACCTCTAGCGCCTCGGCTGCGCGTCCTGGTTCAACCTTCTTTATGGATTGCCAAGCAATCGTTCCGCCTGGCTCTGAAATCAGGCTGACGACAATCGTTGTCCCACTAGTTCCAGAAAGAGCGATTCGGTTAACGCTGCGGCCATATTGAGTCCCTGTCACTGCGTCCGTAAATGTGTATCGGATATTGCATTGGTCATCTTCAGAAATGCCAGGAGAGCTTGCGGCGGTGATTGTAGTTAGCCCGGCCGCGCTTGCTGCCGAGCTTATGGATTGTGCGGCATAGATTGCGCCGCTTTCAATTCCAGGAACAGTCCACGAGTAGGACTCGAAAGCCGTGCGGCTAGGCGGAATCTTCGCGTAAGTTCTGGCCCACTTATAGAACCCGCCAACGCCTTCTCGCGGTCCCTCTTCTACAAGGTAAGCGTCATGGATGTCTGGGTGTGGAGTATCCAGAGCAATCGGAGCGAACGTGCTAGCGTCTTGGATGTATTGCTGGGTGAAAACCAGCTCATCCGTAAGGTCTGGAAATGGAGCGTCCCATTGCTTCGGACCATTAACCGTTGCGATGGATGCTCCAGAATTTGGGAGGTCAATATGGTTTGGCATGTTTCACTTTCCCATAACGGGCCGAAATTTAATGCCAAGAGCTTTCGCCTCAGCCTCTAGGAACTTCAGCGACTCTGCTGCGCTTTCGTTTGCCTTCTCAATGGCACGGAATGGATAGCGTTCATCGGCGCGGAGAAGTCCTATCTGTTGCCGGCGCTGGTCTGCCATTGCTTGCAGTCTGTCGCGCTCTTCGCGGGTTCCGAACAGATTCTGCCACTGGGCGCGCTGTTCAAGTCGGCGGACATCCTGCGCGGCCAGAATGTCAGCCCTAGTTTGTCCCCTAAACGCGCCGGCATTGGACTGCGAAAGCTCCTCAAGTGAGAACTTGAAACGCGACTCCTTGGCTTCCTGAACGTCTCTCTGGCGCTCGGTTTCCGATTTCTCAAAAGCTGCGCGCCGTTGCCGGAACTCTATGATTTTCGCCTCACGTTCAGCGTCCAATTCTACAAGCCGGCGAGCGCGCTCCTCTTCGTCCTTCTTCATCTTGCGCTCTTGTTCCAAGACCTTGACGCGCGCCCCCTCAATTTTCAGGCGCTGCTCTGCCTGTTCGCGACCCGTCTTCGTAGCGTCTAAAGCCTCTTCCTGAAGCATCAATTCCTCCTTAAATGCGGCCAGCTTGGCATCGTCGCTAATAGCCGAAGAATCTCGCTTACTCTTCGCAATCTGCTCTTCTATCTCGGCAATCTTGGCCTTGTCTTCGCGCTCTTGCTTTGCAATCTGCGTCGCGTTTTTTGCGTTCCGAAGCTGTTCGTCAGATTGTTTAGAACCTACCGCCGTGTCTCCGGTTTTGTCTCGATTCTCCCAATCGTCCAACACTTGTTGGAACGCTTTAGCTGGTCCGACTCCTGAAGATAGCGCACCAAAAAAACCTGCTATTGCTGCAATTCCAGAAATCCACCTTCCAATGATCCTCTCGCCAAAATCAGAAAGCGACGAAAACACGCCCTTCAACGTGATGAACGTGTCAGCGATTGCATTTACGTCTCCTGACGTCTTTCCAAAATCTATTCCTAAAAGGGTCTTCCTGTAGGACTCAAGCCCCTGCCTGCCTTCGCCTAGAACATTATTGATATTCCGTCCAGTTTTGCCAAAGAATTCCAAGGCAAGCGCGGCCTTTGTGGCGGCGTCGGAACTGTTCTTGTATGCCTCCGCGATTTGCTTGAACACGTCTTCCGTGTCCCTCGCGTTGCCGTTCAAGTCGTAAAGCGAAATCCCAAAGCGAGTGAACTTCTCTTCTGCGGACCCGCCCTCGGTTCGCGCGGATCCAATAGCCTCGGCGAGCTTCATCATCGCCGCATTGGCGTCTTCTGCCTGTCCACCAAACTTCTTTGAAAGGCTTTGGAGCGTGTAGAGAAAACCTATGGAAGAGCCAACGTCTTCGGCATTACGCCGAAGCTCAACCATCTGTTCGCTCATCGTCTTTATGCCGGCGGCGATTGCAGCAACAGAAAACGCCTTCTTGAAGTCCGACCACTTTTCTGTGGCCAAGTCGTTGACCTGCGCTTTTACCGATGTAAGCGCGCGCTCGAAAGGCTTGGCGTCCAAGCCGAGAGTCATCATCAAATGGGAAAAGGAGGCCATAGCTTAGTTCGCAATCTCGCTTCCACATTGTCCGGCGCTCGCGTTCTGCTCTTCCTGCCAACGGCCTATCACGGCGTCGCTCCGGTTGAAGAAGATCGGGTTATCTGAAGTGCGTTCTCGAATACACCGCGCGTATTGGAAAATGCGCTTGAAAGGAATTCGGATTATCTGCTCCTCGGACCATCCATATTGAGACGCAATCAGGTCTATCATAGCAGCCGTCCCGCTGTAGTAACTTGGTTTGAATCCAGACATCTTGACGCCAGGAGCATCTCCGAATGCGTCTTGAATGTAGCTCTGAATTTCACTCAACGAGTTTAGATAATCCAGACCGGCAACACGTCTCGCAAACAGCCAGCGCCGAATCTTTGCGCGCGGAGCATAGCCTGGAGAAACGGCCCAAAGAAAGATTGCAACGTCAGCAGGAGACGGAACGCCGCCTTTAACGAAAGGCGAACGCGCGCATTCCAGCATTGAGAAATGAAGCGGTGAAAACGGAAGAACTTCTACCCCACAGACCAATTCAGTGACGCCAAGAAACGCCGCCTCCCGCGTCGCCGTTTCGTCTTCAACGGCCTGCCGGTATCCGGGAACGATATTGAACAGCGGGTCTTCGCGCATGGCAATGCGCCCGCCCGCTATTTGCTAGGGGCAGGCTCCGGCTTCAGATAGGAAACGCTGGCCTCAATCTCAATTCCGTTGGCGAGCTTGACGATGGCGCTTTCCTTAGACACGGCGCGAACAAACTCGCACGCGCCGCGCTCTTGGTGAATCAGCTTGTCGCCGGGATTCATCTTAGTTCAGGAGCTTGGTGAACGTGATGTTCACCTTCTTGCGCCCCTGCTGCTCTTCCGGCGCGGTTACGTTCAGAATCTTGAAGTTCACAGAGCTGCCGCGAATCGTCGTGGAAAAGGACTGGCCCTGCGTAGGCACGGCCATGCTGCCGCTCATCTGAAGGGTCGCGCTGCCGGTCGGAACATTCTTCCAAGTCACCGAGCCGGAGGGGTCTCCATTTTCATCAAAGACACTTTCTGTTTTCGACGTGCCTTCCTCGTAGGAGAACGATTCGGCGACATACGTCACCGAGTTGATTGAGAGCGTGCGGGACGCGACTTGCCAAGTTCCGTCGTTGATTAAAGACATAGATTGCGGCGCTGTGCCTACCTATGAGGTGAAAATTGATTTGCTAATGACGTGATAAGCTGAACTGCAATCGCTCGGCGGGGCATTTACAAGACGCGGAAGAGTGCTATTGTCCGCGCCAGATGTTGACTTTGTTAGCCCGCATGAAACGTAACACAGGCCAACTAGGTGCGAGCCACAACCCGGCGGCTGCTGGCGAACGGGCGGACGTGCTGCCGGGCATATATCCGCAGATACGGAGTGCGCCACTGTGGGAAACGTGCGGGCTAACGTCAAGGATCAGGCAACCGCGAACGCAAAACTATGAAAGACACGACTGACATTCCAGAGCGGTTGCCTGCATCCGCTTGTTATGCCCTTGGCGATACACGAATTGAAGTTGCTGGCGTTCTGCGCTGCTGCCTCGCGACCGTGGCCGAAGAATACCAAGGAAAGGATGGCCCGGAAGGGGATCAGCGAGTGACTATAGGGATGAAAAGTGCGTGCCGACACTGCAAGCAAGCATTCACGCTCGTCGCAGCATCTCCGCATCCGAAATGGAAGCCCGACTGGCAACTCAAAGGGCATAACGATTAAGCTCATGGACGCCGCCACCATAACGCCCGGATTCGAGAGAGACGCCCAGCGGCGTTCCATGCAGCGCATGGTTGGGCATCCGTCAAATGTCCTGAACCTCTATGCCGGAGTCGGCGGAAACCGGAAACTGTGGCAGGACGTGAATGTGACCGCCGTTGAGAACGAGCCGAAAATCGCAGCGGTGTATCAACGGCTACACCCGCAAGACACGGTGATCGTCGGCGATGCTCACGCCTACCTTCTGGAGAACTACCACCGATTCGACTTCATCTGGACAAGCCCGCCGTGCCAGACGCACTCGAAGATGGCCAAGGCAACCAGGCACAAGCTGAAACGCTACCCGGACATGAGCCTGTATCAGCAAATCATCTTCCTGCGAACCTACGCAAAATGTCCATGGGTCGTGGAGAACGTCGTGCCATACTACTCGCCCCTGATACCGCCAACGAAGCAAATCGGGCGGCATCTGTTCTGGACGAACTTTGATTTCGAGGCGTCGGAAGTGCCAACGCCGCCGAACTTCATCAATCGGTGCAATGTGGCTGGCAAGCTGGCGCTGCAAGACTGGCTAGGCATCCACTACCCGGAAAACATCTACTACGGCAGCAACCACTGCCCCGCGCAAATACTCCGAAACTGCGTCCATCCGCTGCTAGGCGCGCAAATACTGGCAGCGGCAAGGATGCCCAACCATTATTAGACCCAAAATTGTGTCATATTACATGCGCCACGAAAGGCTGATGCACGGCATTGATTGGTCCGGCCAAGATGTTAAAGGATGGCTCGGACAGGAAAAGCTGAACGGACTGCGCGCATTATGGACTGGCGAGGAGCTTGTCAGCAAAACCGGCGAGCGATTCAACGCCCCGGCTTGGTTCACTGCCGGCCTTCCTGACGAACCGCTAGACGGCGAACTCTACGCCGGCCACGGCACGCTTTCACGGCTGGCGACGCGCCTAGCTCGCCACAAGAGCGGCAAGGATGAAGACTGGCAAGGCGTCGCGTTCAAAGTATTTGACGCCCCCGCAGAGCCTGGCGGATTCGCGTTCCGATTTCCTCAACTATACGGACTTACGAACGACTGCGATTGTGCATCGGTTGTCGCCACGTTTCGGGTTGAATCAATGGCCGAACTGAAATCAATGCTTGCGATGCTGAAAGAACTCGGCGGCGAGGGCTACATTCTGCGCGATCCTGCCGCGCCATACATTGCCGGGCGAGTGGACAGGATTCTGAAATTCAAATGACGCTGCCGGCCCACAACGGACTTTTCCGGCAAGAGGCCGACGAATTGACAGAGCAATGTGACAGGTGTGGGGTTGACCAAAGCATACGCCAAGTCGTTATGTTTAACGGCCTGTTTCTCTGCTTCCCTTGTCGAATGTTACTAAGCAGGCCAGGCCGTTTCCTTAATCAAGAAGCGAATGCGGAAGGTCAACGTCGTCAGGTCTAGGCGGTCATCTTCGTCAACGGACGGCTGCGTCCCCGCGATATTGACGCACCAAACTTTCAGATACGGAAGCGCGTCATCGGTCCACTTTGTGAGGTCCAACAGATAGCGGCGAACCTTTCCAAGCGTCGCGGCGTGCGTTGAGCTTGCGCCCTCTTTGACGCGATTTGTGGCAACGACGACCGTGAGCGTGGCTGTGAAATCCGAATCCCACCCGAAGTCACTGGACGCATCTTTACGCTGCGTCCCGTCGGAGGTGATTCCTGATAGCTGAACCGCAGAAAACGGGGCAGCAACGCTGGCGGTTGTGTCTCGCTGGCGATAAGTCGTCAGGCTGGCATTGGATGTCAGGTTCGTTTTGACTGCGGATTCAATCGCGTCCTCGAACTGGTAGATGGTTTCGATGTTACTCGCTGGCATAGCCGTAGTCTCCCGACGCTCCGCGCCCATGCTTAATCATCCTGGCGACATTCAGTTTGATTGATTCGGCGCGATTGTGAAGCGCACGGTTCGCAGCCGAAGCCATCTTATTTTCAACGCCGCGTGACGTGTTCCCGATGGTTATGTATGGTGTGTCCGTTGTCCCTAGGTTCGCGTTGACGTATCCGTTTTGAGAGCCGGCGTGACGGTCTATCCACGAGGACACGCTCACGCCAAGCGACTTCGCAGCCACGGCCCATCCGCCTTTCATCTTACCAACGTGCTCTTTGATGAAGCGGAAGTAACGATTCGCAGTGCTCCTCTTTACAGCCATCCGGTCAACGAATCGCCAGCGCCCGACGCTGTGTGTCATACTTCCCGCGATTGACACGCGGCCAGTGGCGCTTGATCGAGCAGCTTCGTGGACTCGGTGCATTTCCTCAACGGAAGCGTTCGGCCTGTAGAATCTCTGCTCTGTTCCTATAACCTCTCCAGACTTGGTAAAGAATTGGGCAACGCCATCCTTCCTGAATTTCGGCTTTGATTCGTCTCCTATAATCCAGAAAATGCCAATGGTTCTGATTATGTTTCCTCGCCCAAGGTTGACGCGCCTTCCGCCAAAGATGTCTTCTTTTATGGCATTCTCTCCCTGCGCGCGGTCGTCTGGCGGAGTCCGTTTGATAACCTCTTTCAGCAACCTGCGCGCCTCAACTTTAAGCACGCGCCCGGTGTCAAGCCCCAGGTCAACGAGGCTGTTCAGCGCATCGCGCATTTTAACATCGTCCACTTTTACAGTCGCGCTCACTTCTCTTTTCGCCCGCGAATATGCGTGAAAGCAGAATCGGTTCGCACGGCCAAAACGACATACACGGTCCCGCTTACGGTTATTTCGTCGTTAACAGCCGGAGCATATGCAGAGCCGCTAGCGGCAGTAGAAAGCGCGTCGGCGGTGGCCATTAGCAGAAGTTCCGCATCTGGCATATACCCAGCGTCACGCATTTCGCTGCGCGATTCCTCGCCGCGATTCCTGCGCGCCGAAAAGCTGACGCCGCCGGACTTGGTAACGGTGACGGTATCTTGGCTGATTACCTCTCCGATGGCGTCAGCGATTTCAGAAGTGTATGTCATAAGCCAGAAGGGGCCGGCCAGCAAACGCCAGCCGGCCCCTGTCGAATGCCTACCGACTACCGCTGCTCTTGAGCGCAGATGGCGACGACTCCGGCATAAAAGCTCGGTGTGGTTCCGCCAGCGGTCTTCACGACCCGCAGATATCGCGCAGCCGAGTTGAGGTCAACGCCGATTGCCTCGACGGTGGCAGCGTCAACGATCTGCGTGAACGTAGCGCCGGACACGTCGGCCCATGTCGAGTTGTCTGCGCTGGCCTGAATCTTCAAGTCAAGCGTGGGGCTGGTGCCGGTGCCGGCGGAGCTGATGACGATGATTTTCGCCTTTCCGGCGTAGTTCAGCATGTCAACCCCGGAGCCGTTCCCGCTTGCCGTGATTTCTGCGGCGGCGAGCAACGTAACCGTTGCATAGTTCCCGTGCGCGTCGAAGTAGTTCATTGTTTGTTTTGAGTTGCGCCCGCCGCCGGGGTCGCCGGACGGCGGGCTAGTTCAAGCGTTCAGGATTACTGAGCGCCGGAGTCGGTAGACGCAACGAACGCGCCGGCTTGAAGCACGCCCACGTCAGCGTAAACGTCAGCCACGAGGCGGACAAGCCCGCTTGTGGCGAGGCTGTATGGGTCAACGAGAACCGAGATGCCAGCCCACGTGCCGAGCACGGCCTGATTCCAGACGCCGAACAGCACCTTGTTGCTGCTCACCTGATTGGTGATAAGCATCTCGTAGCCGTTGGACATGTTCTCTTCGCAGAGGAAGACCGGATATCCGGACACTTTGACAGTGGTTTTCCATTTGCCGAGCACGCCCGGGGTGGTAATCCACTTGGTTGCACCAATGTCGGCGTTCGCAGTCTTGAGCGCGGTCTCAAACGAGACGACTTTCGCCCACGTAGGCGCAGCGCCGAACGTGACGCTGCCGATGCCGCTTGTGTTGAGCACGCCAGTCGGCTGATTGCTGGAGCCTGATCCTTCGATGACGGCCTTGTCCAACGCGACGGCAAGGATGCTGGAGATGTCGTTGCGAACAAATGCCTCGGCATCAATGCTCGACTGCGCGAGAAGCTGCTTGCTGACATCGGTGAACGCGGCACAACGGCGCGGCGTGAGCGACACCTGGCCGAGCGTCTGCTGCGACTCGGTAGGCGCGCCGGTCTCTGCGGTCCAGTATGCCGTGCCGGCGGCGCTGTGCTTCGGGAGCGACACGTTACCAACGAGGCCGTTCATCGGAACCACGCCAGCCTGCGCCGTCACCATCTTGTTGCGGAGCAGAGGAATCAGCGGTCCAACGGTCGTCTGGACCGTGTAGCCGCCGTCAGCAGCGGTGCCGGCAGTCATGTCGCGGCGCGCCACTTCCGAAGGAATAAGGAACTGGTGCTGCACGAGGTCGCGACCGTATCGCTTCGCGGCGGCGATGCTGGCCTCTTTCTCCAAACCTTGCAGGCCACGCCCGGCGGCGATGTCGCGGATGGCACGGTGAATGGAGAACTCGCGGATTTCCTTGTCCGAAAGGCCAAGGTCGCCGTCAGTGTCTTTCACGGCCTTCACCTTCGCGCTGTCGCGCTTGGCGATTTCAGCGAGCGCGCGGCTGCCGAACTCTTCGGCGGACACGCCTTCATTGATGGCGGCGTCGGCGATGTCGTTCAGGTTGTGCCGGCTCGCGATGGATCGGATTTCGGTGATGCGTTTGCGCTCTTGGGCGCGCACATCTTCGGGCTTAATCTCAACAAATGCACTCATGGGAACAGAATTTTCGGGAACGTTTTTCTCGGCTTTGGTTTGAATCTCAGGCAAAGAGCGACCCACGCCTGCCGAGGTGTCGGCGGGGATTGACACTATGCTGATTTCCAGCGGCTCCCAGTCCGTAGCTCGTTGGACTTCCGGTCCGCCGGGCTGCTTCTCTGTTTCGAGCTTGTGAAGCTGGTATCCGACCGAAACCAACGAGCGGATGCCATCTTTCACGTCTTGGAAAATCTCTTCACCTAGTGCCGACCTGGAAAAGCGCACTGTGGCGCGCGCTTTCTTGTCGGTGTCCACCCATGCCTTTTCCACAACGCCGATCTGCTTTTCAGGGTCGTGGTTAAGCAGCAGAGGTGCGCGCGTATTGATTCGTTCCATCCGAACGCTTCGCGCTTCGCAGTTCAACACCTCAGTCCCGAAGATTCGCTCGACTGGTGCCTCGGTAGCGAAGCACAAGTCAACAGTCCTAGCCTCTGCGGAAATAGAATCACGCGCGAAAGTAAACTCGCGGCGGAGCTTTTGCGCGTTGGCCTTTGCTTCTGGCGTGGCTAGTTGTGCTGCCATTCTATATCTTGGGGGTTGAAATTGATTCCGTCTTCTTGGAGTTGCCTTTAGATGGAGCTGGTTCGTCTTCGACGTCTTCAGTTTCAGGCTCCGGCTCGATTTTAGACTCACCAAACTCTAGCCCATATGTTTCGGCAAGGGCATCGTCTGCGGCCATATCGGCGAAGGTGTCTTCTATGTCTCCGCCCTGTTCAGCGATGGCGTTGCGGCGCGAATCCAGACCATTTTCAATGGCCAGAATCTTGGCTTCCAAGTCTTTCTTCGGGTCAACCCAAGCCCAGCGGCGAGGCTTCCATTCACGCGCGCTGAACTTGTCCAGCTTGGAGGCAGGAAGCGCAGAACCGTTTGGCATCTTCAGGGCCCCGATCATCAAAGAGATTTCCAGCCATTCCTTGAACACGCGGTCGTGAAGGGTTTCCACAATCCAGTTTTGCAGGCCCATCCACTCTCCGCGCTCCTCTAACAAGCCGGCGCGGATAGAGCTATAGTTCACTCCCTCCAAATCGTTTGCCAGAGAGTTGTATGAAACACCAAGCCCGGCGGAAATTCCGCGCAGGTTGGCTTTCACAAAATCTCCGAAAGCAGATACGGGGTGCTGCGGGTCATGGTCCACATACTTGTGGCCCATTGGCAAGTCCATGATTTGACCCGGCTGCATTTCCATCGTCGGGTTTCCTTGGCTATCAGTTGGCCCCTGGTAGCCTTCGGGAACAGTCTTTTCTATGCTGCCCATCTTGCAGGCAGCAACTCGAGCAGCGGTCAATTCTGCTTCAGTGTATGCGTCTAGCTGACGCATGGCCATCATCGAAGGCGCAAGCCAGGGAACACCATTCGTTTGCCCCTGTCGCGTCGGCCTGTATATGTGAAGCACCATGTCGGCATCTATGCGGACGGCTCTTGTCTCAGTGCTAACAATTGAGAAGTCGTATGGGTGCCGGCTAAAAAAGTGATAGGCAACCGGGCGAAACTGCGGAGTCATCTCGACACCCATTCGCACAATGTTTCCATTCGGCATCTGGACGTTGTAATCCTCGCGCAGATAGTCGGCCTCTAGGAGCTGCAACGAATATCCGAACCGGTTGGAATCTACGCCGCGATGCTTCAACAGAAAACAAGAGCCGTCGCGCGCGACGCTGCGGAGAACCAGCGTTTCTAGTTCACGCCAGCTCACTCGGCCGTCCATTGTGCAGTTTCCACGCTCACCCCATTCGGCCCATGCCTTTTCAATCGTGGCATTGGCCAGCACGTCATAGCCGCCCTTAACCAGCCGGCCACCTTCGTATCGGTCCGGGTCGCGAACCTTCATTTGAAGTCCTACGCCAGACGCCCCGAGCACGTTATTGCACAGCAGCTTGAAGTATCGCTCCGCGAATGGATTGTCGCGCTCTAGCTGGCGAGCGCGCGCGCGAAGTCGTTGCACAGATGCGTTTACCTCAGTGTCCGCAGACGAAAGAGTCGTTGCCCAATCTTCCGTCAATCGGTTGACCATCGCCGCCGCATATGTCCGCTTGGACGCGCGCTGGAATCCAAAGCGGTTCGCAATCTTGTCAATCAGTTTCATCGCGGCGTTGTGAATCGGACAAAGACGTTTGACTTGTTACCAAGGCCGCGAGCGATATTTGAGGCGGCCTGTTCTGACTGATATTCAACGCGGTATTTGTCGCGCATCGTCAACAGGTCGGGAGTTGGAATCAGAGAAAATGATTGTTCAAGCCCGCTCCATGATTGGACCGCCTTGCCAGCGCGAGCCTCTAGGACCGACTCTATTGCGTCGAGACACTTGCGCGCGTGCGACCGCCCATCGTAGCCGGAAGACTGCGCCGCCAGATTCGGCTCAATCTTTAGATTGCCTTGGAAAACCTGATATCGTTCAGACGTTGCCGACTTGGTTACATATCCCTGAGCCAGATAGTTACCAGCCGCCCAAGACGCAGTAGTTGAAGCGGCAACAGAAACCAGATGATCGCTTCCAGATGTAGAGGACGTTATCTCAATCCTGACGGAAGATTTCGTCAGGGCATAGGAAAGCACCCAGCCGTCACTTGGCAGGTAGTTAGCGAGGCTCCGCTTCCACGTCACCAAATCGCCAGCGGTGACACTTAGCGGCTCGGTCGTCGGGACTTCGTGCGCCATCTATTTATGAGATTAAAATTGATTTTCTACCGCCAGCCGTTCACGAATCCGCCCGGCTTTCTCGCGATAAACTGCCGCTGCGGTGGTTCATTCTTTGGTGTAGCCGGAGATTCTGCCGGCCTCAATTCGTAATTTTTAACCACCACCGGCTCTGCCTTTCTTCCTTCCGATTGTCTCTGTTCCATTTCGGCGGCGAGTCTTTCTAGGTTTGGGCGCGTGTGATATTTGTGGGCGTCCCATGCGGCTAGATTATACACACGAAGATCTAGCGCCTCGTTTCTTTTACTCACTGGCAAAAACCATTCATGGCGTGGAAAGCCATTGTGGAACACCGTGCGCCTCTGCTCCGCCGTTAGTTGGTCAAAGTATTGCGCGTCGAATCCAAATCCTTGCGGCCAGTGGAAATAACGCGGGCCAGGCTCTTGAAGTTGCATTCGAGAATAGATTGCGTCCTTCATCGCGTCTGTTCCAACCATATAGAGCCGCACGCCCTGTTTGTTCAGCTTGGCCTGTATTTGCAGCGGCAACGCACCGCGCTCGCTACCGCCTTTTACAGCTATGACTCGAGGCTGCCGCGTCCTCACGTATGCGTAAACACGGTCCGCCTTGAAACCGGTGTCTATTGCAACTCGCGCAATTCTCAACACTCCGCCGCAAGCGTGCCGGTATTCGGTGGCTAATAGGTTATCAAGCGCAGTCCAGACTTCATCTCGCGTCGGGTCGCCAGGAAGACGCCTAAACTCAATCGCCCAGTTTTCGTCCTTCAAACCCCATCCGCAGACCTCAACTTCCAAGCGGTCCTTTTGAACGTCAACGGAGGCCGTCAACGCGAGGACATACTTTGGAAGAGTAGGAACAGAATCTTCTCCGCCGTATGGCTCCGCCCGTTCCATAACACTGGCAGCCTCAACCTTGTCGCTTGGCGGCTCGTATGACTCGGCAAGAAATGTATTTGTCCAAACCTGCATAGCTGCCTCGCCTCCGGCCTTAGCTTCCATATGCTCGACAACCATCTGGTGAAGCTTGGATGCGAACCCTTTCTTTGCAGGAAACAGTGTGTTGAGTCCGTTCAACCAATAGCCGCGTATGCCTATAAACGGCGCAGTTGGCCGCCACTCTCCGGCCTTAATCATCGCGCGCCTTTGGTTGTCGTCTAGCAACGCTCCGCACGCGCTGCATTTGATGCGTGCCAACTCTGGCTTTCCTTCGGGCCACTCCACTTGAGACCACGCGAGCACCTGTCTGTGTCCACAAGCCGGGCATGGGCAAAACCATTGCCGCTTGTCGCTCTTCTCATACCAAACCTCTATGCGGCTCGATCCTTTGACTGTAGGAGTTGACGACAGGACTTGAACGCTGTCACGGTAGTTATCGGCGCGCTTGAACGCAAGTGCGATAGGGTCTCCCTCTGCCCCGTTTTCCATCGCGTCTATCTCGTCGCATATTACAACTGGGGCTTGAATCTGCCTGAATCCGCTCGGAGAGTTCGCGCCTATCGCAGAGATTTTCCCGCCAGGGAATTCCTTTCCTAGAATCGTATTGTTCGAGTCTTTTGTGCGGCTCGCTTTTATTTTTCCGCGCAGTCGCGGAGTCGCCTTTAGCATCGGAACGAAGAATTCCTTCGACCATTTCTTTGCGCTTTCAAGTGTAGGATACACAACCAAAATTCCGCGCGGGTTAACGTCTATGGTGTAGCCTTCTAGGTTATTCATCGCCTCGGTTTTTCCAAGACGAGAAGCCCACAGCATCACGGTTGTCTGAACCGTTTGGTCAGTGAAGCTCTCTTGTGGCTCCTTCTGATACGGTGCCGAGTCGCAACTATACCGGCCAGGCACAGCCGTCACGTCCTTTCCCATGCGCCGATACTCCTCCGCCCACTGCCAGACCTTCAAATCAGGCGGCGGCTCGAATAGAGAAAGCGTCTTGCGAATTATCGCTGAGATCTCACTCGGCGGCTTCAGCGTCTTCGTCGCCGTTGGATTTTGTGAAGTAGTCTTCAATTTTCAAGTCCCGCAGTTCCAAAAGCCACTTCCGGCGCTGCTCTTCAGCGGCGTCGCAATTCCATATTGCCTGCCGAATCGCAATGACTATTGCTTCCCATGCGCGGCCAACGTCAGCCGCGTCTAGCAACTGCCGACGCATCTGGCGCTCCTGAAGCTCTAGCAGGTTCGCCTTGTGTCGAGTCTCGCGCAGCTTCTCCGAATCTATGTCGCCAAAGACAGCCGAGCAGATTTGGACCGTTGACCATTTGCCATCGGTGCCCGGCTCAATTGAGTTGGCTTTGATGCGTTTCGCCAACGTGGCCGGGTCCAATCCGAATTCGGAAGCGGCCTCTGGCATTGTCCACCGGATTACCTTGCGACGGCTAGGC